CCCCGTTACAGTGCGGGGGCTTATGGTCTAAACGCGAGGCCGCGCGTTGAAACACGGTTCAAAACACTTGTGGCATTTCCTTAATATTAAGCGCAGCCAACTGACGATTGCCGGCGCACTATAAATTAGGCATGAAATGACTACGGACACCTTTTTTCGCCATTTTAAAGGGGATTTGTTGTGAGTGTTTTGATCCACGTTTTGAACTATTGGGCACGTATCCACATGTACAGTGTATAGCGTGGGGATAACCAAGGTCTAACTAGCAGTACCTTGTTTTTGCATCGGACTTAGTCCATTTGGCTCATTCGAGCGAGTGAAATACAGTCGCACGTTCACAAACTTGCATCTAGATAATACATCAAGATGCCTCTTACTCCGAAGCAGTTGGCCCAAGTGGCTAAGGCACCAGCGGCAAAGAAACAGGCCATGCGTGATGCATACAAGATGCAGAACGCACAGAGTGCTTCAAAGAAAGCACCAGGCCTTAATCCAAGCGTGCCGAAAGCCCAGCAACCAAAGAGGAAGCAAGACGCACAATCAGTTCCTAACTTTCTGGATCCTATGTGCCCCATTCCTGCACCATCAATCACATCTGACGGTAAGGCACTTCCTCATACTGGCCTCATTTCAACCGATTTTGTCGTCGGGTCTGTTAATACCTCAATTTTGCTTGTGACGAACACCGGGAGCTCAGGTACAGTGGGCATCCTGGCGACCGTTGACCCTTCCGGTGGACTGGTTGGGGGCGTAGACGTTTTGACGATTCCTACACTTGCAGCAGCCGACGCTGCTGGTGGTGCCTCTGCATCGCGAGCGATGAAGTTTTCTGTGAGTGTTGTTAATTGTTCCAATGCCCTCAAACGAGGCGGGAGAGTTACGTATTTGAATTCGTCTCAGAGGTTGCCCGCACGCACGTGCGACGCCGCAACTGATTATATAAATATTGTTAATGGTATTAAAGCATCACCGTATCGTAGGCGCATTAATGGTGACGAGCTTGTCCACCCCAAGCACCTGATCGGGTTCCCAGTTGACAATGTGAATTACACGAAGTTCGACGCCCATCACGGTACTTTGACGGCAAATGAGTTCTTCAGGCACATTCTTGGCGCCAGTGCATGTGATGAGCCATCACCCCGGCCCATGTCGGTTGTTGCATTTATCTTTGACCCTGTTGTTGACGCACAGGATTACTCTGTCACTATTCGTGCCTCGTTTTACACACGGTGGCCTTTGACAAGTGTCCCTGGACAAAGCATGCGCAACATCCCGACAGCCAGTGCCAGTATTATTAATCATGTTCGTGATCACGCGGAGAACACTGGGAACGACCTTGCACACATTGTGGAGGGTGGAGTTCTTGCTACGGTTGCTCCGCGCGCTGCGAACGTTGCCCGTGCGGCCGGGCAGTCTTTTCTTGCGCGCGTGGGTGGAGCATTGCGCGGCGGTGCTGCAGCTGCTGCTGACGCAGCTGAAGTCATGGCCGCGGATGCCCTAGCAGGCGCAGAGATGGCTGCTCCCCTTCTATTATAATTACTATTATAATTATTATTTCACTCTTAATTTATTGCCATTGCTGAGCTAGTTGTGATGTTGTGGAAGATGGGTTGCCCACCGAGACACTATCCCGACTTTATAAGTCAAAGTTTCAGTCAACACTACGCCCTCAATGTGCATTTATTTATCAGATGGTCACCAACTGCTACGGGTCGCAGGGGTTGGTGATGACGCAATGGCGACCTGTGCCTGGACTAGCCAGGAGACACCTCCCAACCTCCTCGCACGTGTGGGGCGGAGGCGTGGAAGACACGTGCACACCACTTTCCATACCGTTGAACTTTCAGCCCTGGGGGTCTCCCCTCCCGTCAGGGAGGAGCAGAGGTTCGAGGCGACCGAAAGAGCTATGAATTTTCAGATGCTCGACGTTCTTCGCCACTCTGGAGATAGGTTTGTGTGGGATTTCCATGGATTGCCCTCACTTACTGAATCCTGCAAAAGACATGGCATTATCAACAAAGACTGGGGTGTGAATTTAGATGGGTACGAATTTGTTGGGGACATACAAATTCGATGGTTTCCGACTGCGGAGACGAATTCATTTATTCAAGGATTGCGGGCATGGTTTATGTCCCTAAGTGAAACTGGGATTGTGAGTTTCACTTATGGACGCAAAGCAATGGGGAATTGCTTTGTGAAGGGAGCCACGTTTCTCCTTGAATTAATGAGTTCGCTCTGGAACCGGAGGCTCACTCATGCACGGCATGGAATTCGGTCGGCGTGGCATGGTTCGTTAGTAGTTTGGCATTATGTGCCGGGCGAAATCAAACTTGCCGGGCTGGCTTATGTTGTTTGGCGTTGTTGCTGCCTGCTGCGGTCTGACTGGCAGCAACAACGGACTATCTTCGACGGCCAAGACAACATCGCATTTTGCGCTGTTTGCACACCCGAACTCCTCGACGACAACGTTATGGTGTTGGGCAACGCCTACGAGAAGAAGTTTCATGTACCGGCTGCTTGCAGCCGCTGCAGTCGGATCTGGCGCTGGCGGGGATGGAAGGAAGCGCGCATCAGAATTGGCAATTCACACTACCAATTTTTAGGCACTTACACCGCTCTCCGCATGCAAAGGGAGAGAGATGTACATTGTCCGGCCGTCAACCAACTTGATATTCCAAACGAGTACCGGTTTGTACACCGTTTAATGCAATTGCATGGTGGTACAATTGGTGCGATGGAAAACAGGTACCGGTTGACTTGGAGTGAACATACCAACTCTTATTGCCTTTCTACCCAGTGGAAAGAAGTTGTTAATGGTGACGCCACCAGGTACCGCCCACCTCCACAGGCGGCTAACAACCCACCAGCACCGGACAACAGATCCGACACACCACCGACTCCTAAGCAGAAGTCTAGCGAGCAAGCGAAGGAGCCTGCAGAACCAACCACACCCGCACCTGCTCCTGCAGATGCAGTTTCTCCAGGGATCACAACCACCAATGCTTATGGCGGAACAACAACAATTGGCGGATCCTCCGGATCTGGCCATCCTGCACCAGCGCCTGACGCTGCACAAACACCTCCCACCACCAACATTCAACAGATGCGTGAGTTGTGGCAGTTTGTGTATGACAATCACAGGTATTATCCTCAATCGACGCTTATGTGGTCGTCGTTTGAGAGGTGTAGGGAGTTGTTGGGCCCAAAGAGCAAGCCGTTGACAGGAGTGACTGCGCATTACCGCATGGGCATTTTGGGTGTTGGGTCACGTATACTTGACAGCAGGTACATGAAACCACCTCCAGGCATGGGTTTTGCACCCATGCCTTTACCTTCCGCACAAGCTGTCGGGCCGGTGACTCACCCGGCAACCGTGCACAATTCGAAGGATAAGCCATCAGTTGCGGCCATTTTGGAAGGAAGGTCATCGGTTAAGAAGTCAGTGTTTCAGAATGCAGACGGAGAATACCCTGACCTTGCTTTCAATAAGAGTTCAAAGGCAGCACAGAGATTGAACAAGTTTTGGAGACGGTTCTTTCAAGTGTGCCTCACTGATAAAGCAATTGATAATGCTTACCACAAATTGTTTGCGGGCAAGACTTTCAAGGAGATTGCTATGAGTAAATTCTCGCAGGAGGAAGTGGAGGCTATTCAAGTAGAGTTGCAAACAACTTCAGCACCAGAGCGCATCGGCACAAGAAAAGCTAACGGGAAACTTGAAGCTGTTCTGAAGTCTGGCAAACCTGGAAGAGTTGTCGTCGACAACACACTCCAGTTATTGGCCATCAACATCATTTCGACCAGCATCTTTCAACACATCCTCTTTGACCATGATGACGGCATTTTCTACAACATGTCAATCAAGCACAGGTCAAGGGAAGATGTTTTAGATGCCTTTGGCAAGATGATGCAGGACCCATTCAATGACAAAAGCAGAAGAGCGAGTGGACGTGAGCCTAAAGTGCCAGAGACCTGTACCTGGGAGATAGACCAGACAGGTATGGAGCTCCACGAAAGATGCAACCGCCACGGTGAAGGCCTGCTGGGCTACACTTATAACGCATTGATGCGCATTAACCGGCGTGTGTCACACAAGGTTAACGGAGAATTTACGAACCTCCATGAAGCCAAGATTGTGTATGACGTCAAAACAGGTATGCGCATCCGGTTCCGTATTAAGTGCTCAGAGGTGCCGAAAGAGACTTGGTTCACAGCCAAGTTTCCAGACATGTACCTTGATTCCGGTTGGGCATTAACTAGTGGAGTCAATTTTGTGAACGAGTTGAGCGGGGTGTTCAGCAGCGTCACGGAGAATCCCGAGCATTTGTTTGCCTTTAACACAGAGACCAATAAGTTCAGATTACAGGACGGTACCTTTGACTGGCAATTCCTGTCGATCCCTCTCTACCAGACCTTGGCTTCAACGCAGCCTTCATCTTTCAAAATTTATCTTAGAGGTTTATTTGAAGGAGATGACGGAGGCGGGGCAGGTTCTAAGTGTCTGGCGGATGAGCGGAACGGCGGACCGCTTGGTTTGATCATCAGGGAACAAGAAGATCTAGGCTATTCAGCCAAACTAAAGACGATTGTTGATGGGCGCTTAGAAATAATAGGCGCTCATTTCCCTGTCCGTGACGGTTTTGTTTGCGATGATGTACCTTGGATACCAGCCGTCCAGAGGTATACCTCGAAGTTGGGTTTACAAACAAATATAAACATTACTCCCTCTTCGAAGGCTGCACGATTTCTTTCATTAGCTAGTATGTTCGCTGGGAGGAATGAGCCATTGCAGCGTGGCTTTGAACTTTCAGCGATCAACATTATTGACGAAAACAAAAATAAAAAGGACTTTTGGACCACCAAGATCAAGACGGACGGGCATCATGAGATAGACCGGGCGTTTGGTAATGGACTTCACTGCACATATACGATGGAGGACGTCAAGGCTCACTACGACCGTTGTGCCAATAAGGTACATCAGACGAGTGACACACAGATCCGCATGCTCAATATGAGCATCGCCTGTGATGTTGGCGCCAACGTTGTCACGCGTGATGACTTTGCTAAGCTCGGCCTCTTCGCAGAAGAATGCCGGAAGTTTTGTGGTGATGATGAAGCAGCGTATAGTTTTCTTCCTGCTAGTTTTCGTTAGTAATGCCCGTGGCCATACATACTGATATCAAGCGCAAGCCACTGATGATTGTCGGCGCTTTATAAATCAGGCATGAAATGGA